TGTGTACGTCTGGCTAGTTCCCGAAGTCCAACGCTGTACAGTCGGGCTAGCACCATTATACGGCTGGGAAGCTAAGCGCTGATACTGTACAACTTGCCAATTTCCAGAACCTAAATATATAGCCGTTGCCGAGTCGTTAGCCTGCGTAACAATGCTCACTTTACCAGGTAGTATAAGGCCGGAAGCATTGTAGGTTAAAGTTAGTGATCCGGAGAAAGTCAAGAGGTACAAGGGATAGTCTGTTTGGGCGGAAGACCCAAAGCTAGTAATAGTCGTGGCACCTGATATGCTAACGATGTGGGTAGGAGACGTTCCTAAATCAGTTGTAGTGTTGGAGGATAGAGTTGATACTTTACCAAACAAATTAAAATCATAAGGAGTAAGAAGATCGAACTGCGTACCGTCGAAGAAGGCGATTACGGGGTTTCCTGCAACGATCTCACCACCGGAGAGAGGTATAAGGCCACTTGCTGACAACTTCAAAACTGCCGTTGCAGGAGTGCCATTGTAGGCTAATGTCAAGGCACCCGTATTCGTATAGCCCGCAATAAACTCCACCGCGTTGCCAGCACTTAGCGTGAACCCAGCTGGAGTTATTCCTATCGATACCACTTGCACATTTGCAGTGCCCGTAGATGCACCACCTACATAGGTAGCGCTGCCTCCCTGTCCTTTTGACAAAGGGGTAGTCAACCCTACGATAGAGGTAATGTTAGAGTTAGCCCCTGCTTTAGCAGCATTAGCATTTACTTGGCTAGTTATGTACGCATAATTAGCCATGACTTGCCCAGCATCGGCAGTCGTACCATTAGTCAAGGTATAGGGTAGAGAACCAATAATCTGCGCTTGAGCAGTGGATAACCCTAACCATATCAAGAAAGCAGCTAAAAACCTAGTCATACTCAAGCTCCAACAGCGCTGTAGTTTAACTTATAACCAAGTTTCTCTATTCTGGTATCGAACGAACCTAGTCTGAAGACAGGAGAAGAGTTACCCTTACCTGCAAAGTAAGCACGTTTGAAAACTATAGGGGCGGGATAATCAAGCGCATAAGTAGCATATGCCTCAACTGTCCCAGCCCAAGGTGCGGCACCCCAAGTAAACGAACCCCATATAGTAGGGACTGCTCCTATATTTATCATAGTGGAGGCTAATAAATTGTTCAGTTCATCGTAAACAAAAAAACTATAATTATCTGTACTGCTTATCTGTAAATTAATAGTCTGTTCGGCAACAGAGTGCATAGACATGTCATCCGTTGTTGGTAGCAACGGCGTCTCAAACTCAAATTGCATCTGAGTACCATTCTCCACAAACCCGCTTGTAGAGTTAGGAATAGTTACCGCTTGCCACAATGAAGCTGTGACCTCTATGGGGACCTTGATAAATTGCGAGCCTAGCCCTTGTATCAGAGATGCGGGGAATGTATGGGGTCCACTCCACCGCTTGCCAGACATATGGTAGAAATATTCCTGATTAGGGTTGCCACTAATTAAAGCATTCTGTAGACTAACTCTAATCTCGTCACCCGCATAGGCAACTACTATTCGGGTAGGAGTAACTGCATTGTAGAATATTCTAGCCAGCCCCTTACCATAGTTCCCCAAAGGCTCACTAACAGCCGCGGTGCTATTTATAAACCTCACTCCCTCAGGAGAAATGAAGCATATCCCGATTGGCGTAGCACAGACAGAGAGCTGGCTATAAGTACCTGTAGCTACGTTTAACTGGTTAAGTGATAAGGTCGATAGAGCCGCATCACCAGTAACCTGGTACATGATAATGTCACCCACAAAAGCTATGAGTGACTGGATGATACCACCTTGCACTTGGTTCTGCAAAGGCATACCAATAAGCGCAGTTATAGTTTGGTTTGTGCCAAGTGTGAGTACCTGCGTACCAGCGGTGCAATTAATAGGGTCGTTAGTATCAGAGAAAACTAAAGCGTTCTCAACAGCATAGTAGGCTCTACCACTAAACTGAGCTATGGAAATAGGTAGGGCCGGAAGGGTTACGGCACCCGTGAGTGTACCCGCGCTCCATGTAGGAGCGGCAGGATTGTTGATATCGAGGACGCCGAAGAAGTAGCCCCCGGCTTGGTTAAACCCTGGATGGGCGACCAGTATTTCTCCGCCCACGAGGCACATTACCGGGGGCGTCCAAGCCCCGGAAGTGGCGGGGGAAGTTGGGGTATTCGCGGCTGTAACACCCGTTATAGCTATGAACGCGCTTGAGGCTGTATCATAAACAAAGGGTTCGTCGTGCCCAGTATTAGCAGCGGAAGCTATCATGCCATAAATTCTAGTTCCCACAACTAGAAGACAAGAAATAAAACCAGGAGTATTGAATCCCGTGAAGCCAGTTAACTTTACATCAGCGGGGCGGCATTGCCACAGGCCGTTTGAACCAGGATCGGGGATCAAGTTTTGAAGAGAAGACATGCAGCCGGGAAAGCCCAAGTCCATACTAGGAGCTTCGCTTAGGCCCTCAGGCTTCCAACTAACTGGTATGGACTTCCGTAACGCCAAGGCTTTACCATCCTATGAGGTAGTCTTCCAGGTCCTTCAGTTCGAAGTAATCCATATTTAAAACCCGACTTCTTTAGTGTTCTTGAGCAAGTCCCAAGGAGTAGAGAACCTATTCCTATCCAATTTAACCCTAAGAACCGTACTTTCCATATCCCGCTGCATAATCTCCCATTTACGAAGAAGCTCCGAAGCCCTTTTGTGGAAATTGTTCACCCTATCGTCGTCTGAAATATCCATCATCCTAGCAGCAACTTCCCAAATAAGATATTGCTGTAGGGGAAATCTAGGAACGGAGGAAGAAGTTTGTGGGCTGGACATATCCGCCACTAGCTTCTCATACCGAATAAAAACAGTATAGGAGGCATTAGGCGGGGGCCAAAAAACAATCTGCGAGGGGGTTGTGCTATCATCAACCGCATAAAATAACATCTGGGCATTAAAGCCAGTAGTCGTTATAAGCTGATCAAAGTCACTAAGCTGTTTCTGAATAAGGGTATAAGGCACCCCCTCAACCAAATAAAAACACTCATCCTCTAAAACTCGTAGGTGATCGGTAGCAAGGTTGTAATACGCAATGCCAGAGGTAGTAAGATACCCGCTAGGAGCCCCAGTGTTTACAGACCAAAGACCTCGATTAATTTCGAGGTCTTTGACAAGCGAAAGCTCTTCAAGGATAATGTTCATGAACTGCCCGGCCTGAGTTAACATGCCGGGCGTTTTGGCGATAGAGCAAGCTAAGTTAATTAGGGTTGCTGCTGACTGTGCCAAGTTTCTTTTCCATCTGAGCCAGATCGGCAATCATGGCATCATGCCTACGTTGCGACTGCCGATAATTATTGTCCATAGCTACAAGCTGCTGATTAAGTGGCTTAGCTACTTTGCTGTTACCAGACAGCCTAGCCTCTTTCTCATTCTTGCTACGTACTTCCTCAAACTCTTGCTTGATTTGATCGAGCATTACAGCGGAAAGTTTGATCTCAACCTTAAGCTTCTGAGCATCAAACCTAAGTTGCTGCATCTCGATAACTTCAAGCGCCTTCTTAGTGTATGCCTGCATAGTTTCCACAGACATATTCAAAGGAAGGTGGAACTGGGCAACAGCCGTGCTTCCAACTTTGTCGAGAATAATGTTGAAAGCGTAAGTAACTCCCGGTTCTACAACCTGAGGAGTTGAGGAACCGGGAGCTTTTACGTCTCTAACTGTATCCATGTAGCTGTCTTTACGCGTAGCTGTCTTTGCTTGCGGCTTCTGTATCGTCATAGCGGCTTCTGTCCTATGTTCTGAGAAGTTGTCATTTTCACGGCTGGCCCCGCACGGCTCGCAGACATTGGGCTGAGGACTTCTTGCGGCGTCGGGGCGTTTGTAACACCGCGCGTAGCCGAAAGTCCAGTATGCCGTGGTTTCCGATAGGCATCTTTGTTTGCCCCGCCTACGGTTTCCTCATGCCGCCATGCTTGGTCCATCATGCTGAACACAGTTTGCGCGACAGAATAGGGACGAGTATAGGTGAAGCCGTGATAGTAATACTGATTGTCTATCCTTATCTTATCCGAATGTCCAGGAAGGTCTATAAGAAAAGTAACTTGCTCCTCTTCTAGCCCTTTCTGAATACGAATAGCAGTCCGAGCTTTGTCTTTAAACTCAACCTTAGCCTTCTTTACTTCCTCCGCATGTATCTCATCTTCGATCTCCGAAATAAGTTCTGCGCGCTCCTCTGGAGAAAGAAGACCATCGTATGAACTATCATCTAGGGAAGGAGCAACAGTTACCTCTTTCCTAGAAAGCTTAGCATAAGTATCGTGGCGGCGAGCAACCATATTTCACACCTTAAAGGTTAGGGGGGCTAATGCCCCCCACAAGACTACTTGAACACTGCTCCATAAGCAGAGACGGACTCAATACGCCCAAAGAAGCTCTGATTCTCAATCAGCGTACCATAGTAGGTTTTCCAGCCCAACTGCCTTTTCTGATTGAGAGGATCGGACTTGTCAGCATCCTTGAGGTAGCTAAAGCTAACATCATCAAGTACAACCTGACCGTAGGCACCCCGTGCGAACACGAACGTTGGGTAGACCGTAAGGCCCGTTGTGTTACCTGGGAAAGCGGGCGGAACCTGTGCGAGCCCGAGCCCCGTAATGGTAACGGTCGTGTTAGCGGGGAGCTGAATAGCTTGGCCCGTGAATGGTCCCTGGCTAGGTCCAGCCGAGCAAAGTCCAAGGTATGTAGGTACAGAACTACTTGCCGCGCTCACGTACACGTTGAACGTATATCCGGGAACGTTAGGGGTAGTAATAGTAAACGAACCAGTGATAGAGTTACCAGTAGATACCACCGCTACATAAGACTCATACTGATTCTGCGTATCGGAGCCAGTCACCTGGACCGCATACGAACCGCTCAGAGTTCCGCCGCTACCAACAGACGTAGGAGCTACAGCCGCATAGCCTGTCCAGAAAGGCACCATGTTGGACATGCACATGCGGATGCCGCGCCACTCACCGAACTCATAATTATAGAGACGGTTAATGTCACTATAAGAAAGAGCATTGGTGATCGTCGTATCCGCGTACAAGTCAGCCATGACGAAGGGGTGCATCACACAGACATAGTGAGGCATGCCACGGGGGCTATCGGAAGCTTTAGCTCCGCCACCATCGGCATCAATCACGATATCCGTCATCTCGTCGCCATTGAAGCGCGGAGCGCCTAAGGCTACAAGCTGTGCAAAGATACGGTTGAACGCCTGACCCGTGAGAACGCTACCGGAAGCAAGGCTAGCACGCGAGCCGCCAGCACCGATGAAGTCAACCTGCGTTCCAGCCATAATCGCATTGAAGCAATTACGCTCAAGCGTCTCAGAAACCTGAAGGGCAGTAAGCTCAATGGCTTTCTTGAACAGAGGATGCTTGATCGTCAACTCGGCAACATCGGTAATGATGATCTGGTCGCCCCACTGCTGCGCAGTAGCCGTCACCTGGGCCAGCGTCATCAGCTCACCTGGAGGCGGCGAACCCTCAGTAAGTGGCTGGTAAGGCAGGGGAACACGATTGAACCGGGTAGCCGTGTAGGTATTGCCACTACCTTTAGGCAGCGTGAGGGGATCGCCCAAACGATAGACAACAAGCTGACGCCGGACAAGAGGAAGGGTTTCAGTTGCGATATAAGATTGAATGTCGCTACTGAAATTAGTGGAAGTGTTGGTATTGGTCACAAGCTTACTCCTGCCTGTAACCCCATCCTACTACGCTAGAGGGGTATGTTTTCCAATCTCTTTTTAAGAGCCTCTTTATCTGACGAAGAGCTACGGCGACCTGGCGTAGAGGCACCGTCACTCCGCGAGTTACTAGGCTTAGAGACTGGCTTACGACGCGTAGGAGTGGGCTTGCTGGACTGTTCCGCCATTTTCAAAGCCTCTTCTCCGATCACGTTAGCAAGTATCTGCTCCCTAGGAATGTTCCAGCCATTATTGCGGGCGTGTTGCAACTTCTTCTCTACCGTAGCCTGATGCCGTTTGTAAACCTTATTTACAGTAGCCTTAGCATCATACTGTGCTTTATCTGCGGCATCGTTGCGATAAAAGGCATCCATATCGCGCTGAAAATTCATCTGCGCGCGAATCTCTTGCAGCTCGTCAGAGGTGCGTTCTTCGGGCGTCATTGCCGCCCGGCGCTGCTCCCGTTCCGCAAGCTGCGCATGTTGCCTCTGGGCTTGCTCCCGCTGCTGTTGCGCCGCAAGCTGGGCTGCCCTAGCCTCTGCTTCTTCCGCCCGCCTACGGGTCTCCGCAAGCTCTTTCTCGCGTGCCTGCCAACGCGTCTGCGACCGGCGCTGCTGAGACGGCTGCCGTGGCTGAACCT